GCGGCGTTCCTCGATCAGGCGGCGGCCAGCGGGCAAGCAGTGCAGTGGGTCGACCAGGCGTTGAAGACTTTCACGCTGATCGGGAACATCCTGTCGCCTATCGTCGGTATCTTCCAGTCAATCGGCGCGGCGGCACAGGCCACGGGCGGCAACGTCCTCGGGGCGTTCGGGCAAGCGCTACAGGTCATGGACGATTTTCTGGCCTCCGCCCAAGGGCAGGAAGTCCTGGTCGGCATCTTCGAGGCGTTGAATCAGGTCGGTGCAGCGTTCGGTACGGTCATGGCAGGAATCGCCCCCGCATTGCAGCCGATCATCGCGGGCATCTCTGGGCTTCTCTCCGTCGTAGCTCCGCTACTCGGGCCGCTGTCGGAGCTGGTGGGGTCCGTCCTCACCGCGCTTGCCCCGGTGCTGACGGCGGTTGCGTCCGCTATTCAGCCGATCATCGGGCCCTTGACCGTGATCGTAGAATTGCTGGGAGGAATCCTAGTTGAGGCGATTACGGCAGTTATGCCGCTTATCAACATACTTGCTACGCTTTTGGGTGGCGCACTCGGTGTTGCCCTGGAACTTGTAGGCTCGGTTCTACAGGCTGTAGCGCCGATCTTCACGGTACTGTTCGAAGCAATTGCGCCGATCATCGACGCACTAGGCCCGTTGTTCGAAATCCTCGGTGTGATCGCCGAACTCGTCGGCGCGGTACTCGGTCCGATCATTCAGGTACTGGGCGATATCCTCTTGTGGCTTGTCGACAGTGTCATCATCCCGTTCGTAGTGCCGATCATTGAAAACTTGATTTCGACGCTGGTAGACGGACTGGGCGTTGCCATCAAATGGTTGGTTGAGCAATTCCAGCTCGCGGGCGCGGGACTGCAAATTATCTGGAACTTCATCAAGGACACGATCGTTTCCAGGGCTGAGGAGATTTCCGCAGGGTTTGACGCGCTGGTCGGGTTCTTCAAGGCCGGGTGGCAGGTCCTCAACAACAGCGTGTTCGGCCCCATCAAGGACGGTTTCACGGCCCTGAAAAACGGCGCGGTCAACAACATCAATCTGGTGAAAGACGGTTTCAGTAGTTTTGTCGATTTTGTCAAGGGCATCCCCGGGAAGATCAGTAGCGCTTTTAGTGGGATGTTCGACCCGATCGCGTCCGGTTTCAGATCCGCTATCAACTCCGTCATCAGTGGATGGAACAACCTGTCATTCACGATCCCATCGGTGAACATCCCCGGTATCGGTGACGTTGGCGGTGCCACGATCAGCACGCCGAACATCCCGTATCTGGCCCATGGTGCACTCGCCACAGGTCCGACGCTCGCCATGGTCGGTGAAGGCCGGTATAACGAAGCGATCCTGCCGCTGGGAGACCCGCGCGTAGACGCCCTGCTGGCCTCGGCGCTCGGACGGGCCGGAGCGCAGAACAACATCGTTTCCGGTGGATCGGAAGCTACCGCAGCAGCTGCCAGCATCGGTGATATGCATTTCCTCGTTCGCATCGGGGAACGGGAACTTGACGATGTTATTGTTGAACGTATTGACGAATCGAATCGGACCATGCTGCGCCGAGCGCGGGCAGGGACACGGAGGAACGGCTAATGGTGACCTTGACGGCCGAATACTTCGGTGACATCGGACGGATTCGACTTACCGCGGGTGCACTACTCGACAACGTCAGTTACACGTTGCAGCGGAACAACGCCTTTGCTCCCACGTGGGTTGACGTGCGCGGCGGGATCATCTCGTCAACAGGGTCAACGATCATTGACGACTATGAGTACACCCCTAATGTTGAGAACTGCTACCGGCTTATCGTCCCCGCTTTCTACGACTCGTTCAACCGCGTCTATCCCACCGGTGGCGCACTCCTGGTGTCCGGAAACGCGCTGAGTCGCGCCGACACACCAGACGCGGCCTCCTTGGACATCACCGGCGACATTGACATTCGCGCGGTCATCGACTTCGAGGACTACTCGAACGGGAACCAGACACTTGTCGCCAAGTACCTTGGTACGGGTAATCAGCGGTCGTATGCGCTCCGCATCGATACCAACGGCAATCTGGCAATGCTGTACTCCCTGAACGGCTCAACTGGTCTGACAGCTACGGCAACCGCGACTGTGTACAGCGTTGGCGCGGTGGATGGCACCCCGCTTACGGTGCGCGTTACCAGGGTGTCGGCAACGGGCGTTATCACGTTCTACATCGGCAATGAGGTCACCCCGGGCCCCTCCACGTGGACGCAGATCGGTTCGACCGTGGCGGGTACCTCCGGTGCGCTGTTCTCCAGTACGGCACTGCTTGAGGTGGGGACACTCAACTCGGGTGCGTCCGACATGTCCACTGGGCAGTTCCTGTTCGCCCAGGTGCGTAACGGCATCGGCGGTGTGAACGCTGCTAACCCCGACTTCACCGCTCAAGCACCGGGAACACTCAGCTTCGTTGACTCCACGGGCAAGACCTGGACGATGCGCGGCGACTCCGAGATCGTGGAGTACGGACCGCTGCCCGGTACCACCTGGGGCACCGCTGACACCGGCCAGTCCTACACCTCGTTCAGTATCAACGCCAACGCCTCCCTGTACGTCAACAACGGCGTCGGTGTCATTCAGGACCCCAACCCCACAGGCGACACGGCCACGCAGACGGCACCGACCGATCCCGCTGCCGTTGACGCGGAAGTCACGTGGTCGGCTATCCAGAATGACAACAACCTTGACGTTCTGGTCAACTATGTGATCGGCATCCGATCCACTGACCAGAACAACGCATATGAATCGCAGCTGGTCTTCCGGCCTGTAGCCAGCGGCGGCGATGTCCAGGTGAATATCCGCAAGCGCGTGGCTGGTGTCGTCACGTCACTTTCACCGCTGGTAACCGTAGGCATGTGGGACCCCGGCGTCCCGTGGCTAGTCAGGTTCCGTGTTGAGGGCGACGCACTGTCGGTAAAGGCATGGATGTCAGGCACCGATGAGCCTAACGGATGGACACAATCAATCACCGACACGTCGTTGGTGACCGGCTCGGGTCTGTTCGTGTTCGGCCGTAAGGCGAGCGGCACCGCGTACGCCCAGGAATTCGGACCCATCGAGGTTCGCGCCATTCCCGACATCGTGGCCGCCTCCGCCTGTGTGACGCCTTCGCAAGAGGACGTGTGGTTGAAGTCAGTCACCTACCCGCTGTTCAACCGCACCCTGGAATGCGTGGACTGGGATGCGCTGTCGCGTTCCTCCCGTGCCGGGTTCTTCGACATCAAGGGGCGACACGAGATCTTGGCGATCACCGACGTCGGTTCGTCGGCGTCGTTCAACATCACCCTGGTGACCCGCTCCCGTGCGGAGAACCGCGCACTAGTTGCGTTGCTGACGTTCGGCGGGGTGCTCATGCTGCAACCACCCGGCGACACCGAAGAGGACTGCACTACCGCCTTCTCCGGTATCCCGGGCGGGTTCGTCGTGCCCTCCGGTCATGTGCAGAACCATTCCATGCGCGGCCAGCCGCTGTGGCAGTGGGAAATCCAGTTCACCCGCGTTGCCGCCTCCGACATGGACGGCATCGTGCCGACAACGATCACGTGGGAACAGCTGTGGGCGCTCATCGGCGATACAGGGACCTGGGAGGACGTGTGGGCACTCTGGTCGACGTGGCAGGAACTCTGGTCGACGCAGGGCAGCACTAGCGTGTTCAGCGGCGGTGTCATCGGATGACCGACCGGACTAACGTCAGCATCGCGTCGCTACTGGCCGCACCCTCCACGCACGCCGTCCAGTTCTCCCAGGGCATCATCCGCCAATGGGATCGTACCGAGCTGCGCAACCAGATCGAGTGGCGCGGCATCATCCTCACTGACATCCCCATGGTTGAGGGCATCAACGCGCTCGCACTCAAAGAGGGCGACATCGTGGGGATGCTGGGTTGGGCTCCGGAGAACGCGAAGGGTGTCGGGTCTTGGTGGATTCTCGGCAAACTGTCGAACCCCGGGGAGTTCATTGCCGACCTTACGTTCTACCTAGGACAGGTCAGTTTCCTTACCGCTGACGACCAGTTCCTGCAGATGTACATCGGCAGTGACACGAGTGGCGTGCCGCTTACCAGTATCTACTACGGTGACGAAACCGAAACCGCCGCACTGTCGGTGAGCGGCACCAACTCGATCAGGATTCGCGACCCTGAGAACTACATCATTTTCGAGAACGACTCGGTTACCGGTGTCGGCCTGGGTCGGCCGTACCTCCATTACCACTTGGTTGCCACCATCAACGCCGTGATTGAGGGAACCGTCCTTATTCCGTCGACTCGATCCGCTGCACTCGTCAACCTGTACACGGGTAACCCGACAGTGTGGCATCCGGTGGTGTCGTACGACATCAACATCGGCTCCACAGGCACCCCCGGCTGGCGGATCACGGTCAACGGGACTGTGGTCTTCACGGGGACGACTTCGGCCTCGGGCACCTTCAATATCCCCGGGTGGGGTACGGCGATCACCCCGGGACAGGTGGTCACCATCAACATTCAGGCGCAGAACACCGGTGGTGGGTTCACCCGCTTGAGTATCCTCCGGTTCGAGGGTAGGGGCTCGTAATGGCTACAGTGCAGGCTTTCGCTGGTCCCGTATCAGGTTCACACGCTGCCAAGTTCCGTGCCCAGGTGTTGACCTCCTTTCAGACCGGCAGTGACCCCAGCGGCGTCGACCTCCGACTCATCGACGGCAGTGTGGAGTTCGACGCTACCGCTGAGATTCGCGCCAGCGGCGGGGTGACGGTCGTCGGCGACTGGCCGCGTGCGACTAACCTCGACCTCGGACCGTACGGAACGGAGATCTTCCTGTCCCGTGGAGTCGACACCGGAGCTGGCGGCACTCTGTGGTCAACGCTGGGATACTTCCGCATCAATGAAACCGGCCAGTCGAACGCCGCGAAAGGCCCGTTGCAGCTCGACCTGAGTGACCGCATGGCTACTATCATCGATAGTAGGTTTCTGGAGCCGCGCCAATGGCTGCAAGGTACCACGGTCGGCGACATCGTGACCGAGGTTGTCACCGAGGTGTATCCCAACGCGACGATCATTTGGGATGACGACTCCGATCTGTCAGAGCTGGGGCGTTCCCTCATTGCGGAAGAATCCCGTTACGAAGTCCTCAAGACGATTGCCGAAGGACTCGGCAAGATCTTCTATTGGGACAACATCGGGCGGTTGAGTTTCCTTACGGCACCTGACGAAGATGTCCCTATCTGGGAGGTCAAGGCGGGGGCGGGCGGGGTCATGGTGAACACCGATCGGTCCATCTCCCGCGACGGCATCTACAACGCCGTGGTGGTCACGGGCGAAGGAGCAGACCAGCTCGTGCCTGTTCGCGCCGTTGCCTACGACGCGCAGGAATCCAGTCCGACGTTCTTCGGCGGTCCGTTCGGCCGCATCCCCAAGTTCTACTCATCGTCGTTCATCACCACGCAAGCGCAGGCCAACAACGCCGCGCAGAACATCCTGAGACGGTCCCTGGGCGCTCCCTACGACGTTGGCCTATCGGCTGTACCGAACCCCGCCCTGCGCCCGTACGACGCCATCAGGATCGTGTACAACGACGGTAACCGCGAGACGCATATCGTGGAACGCGTGACGATCCCCATGGATGTCACGAGCGCGCTTACAGTCTCCACGCGCCAGTCAACCATCATCCACGTGGGAGTTGCGTAATGCCTGAAACACCTATCTACGGTTTCAGTTTCGAGACGCCGCAGACGAAACCGGGTATCACGCTCACTGGCGACATCGACGGGTCCAGCCCGATCTTGGCTGAACAGGTCGAAGCCGTGGCCGCTGCGTTCGATTCTCGGCTTACCTCCGTAGAGACTAACGGTTACCGGTACTTGACGACGGTGACCTACACCGCTAACGGCACGTTCACCAAGGGCTCTTACTCGGGCTTCCGGGCACTGCGCGTCCGGGGTACCGGAGGCGGGGGTCAATGCGGCGGCGTCACCGCTACCGGTGTCGGCGAGGCGTGCGAGGGCGGCGCTGGCGGCGGTAGCGGTTATGCTGAATCATTCATCCTCGATGCCGGTGTGCCAGCCTCGGTTGCAGTGACCATCGGCGCGGGCGGGTCCTCCGGTGCCGCAGGTGCCAACGGACAAGACGGCGGCACTACGACATTCGGCGCACTGATCTCCATTACCGGAGGCGGCGGAGGTATCGCCATGCTGGGCACCACGGGCAACCTGGGCGCTGGCGGCGGGGGCAGCGGCCTCGGTGCCGGTGGCAACATCTTCAACCTGTTCGGTAGCGCGGGCAACGCCGGTATCTGCGCCCTGGGTTTCCCCGTCCGATCCAACGTCGGCGGTGCTGCCCCGTTCTTCGGCGGCGGCGCTACTTCGGCTTCCGCCAACACCCCCGGTCAAGCCGGGTTGGTGTTCGGTGCCGGTGGCGGCGGCACCAGAAACAACGCCTCAAGCCCCGCGCGCGTTGGTGCCGCCGGTGCCGCTGGAATCGTGATTGTCGACGTGTTCGTCTAGGATCATCTCGCGCTTGCGGCAACGCCACGTGACAGCGCAGCTCGCGCACGCCTGCCACTCCGCGCCTTCGGCCGTGATGATGAGCTGACCTCGGCACACCGGGCACGCGACCCTGTATCGAAGTCGGATCAACGCGCGTCGTTCCTTGGGGGACAGTCCTCCCCACACGCCGTAGGCGAAGCCACCGTTCATCAGGTCGCTCCGCAGCCCTTCGAGAAGGCATTCACGCCGGACCGGGCATTGCTTGCAGAACGCGGCTGCCGTGGTGCTGACAACCCCGTCTTTCGGGTCCGCGTCCCAGGGATCACCGTACGCTGCTGCGTATCCTCGACATGCGGCCTTCGTTCGCCAGTCGGGGCGGGGCCCCCTGCTTTCGCGGGGAGCCCCTGACAATTTGTCACCGTGCTGTGTCAAGTTGTCTCCCTAAGTTGATAGTTCAGTTTTGAACATGTGCGTGTTCATCGAAGACGCCGCGCCTGATTCGCGTTCTCGAAGCGCTGCGCCACCGTCTCCGCATGCTTGGTGGAGCGGCACTCGCGTTCATCAATGGGCTTGGTGCCCCACTTGTCACCGGCGTTCTGCACCCACAGATGCGGCCTACCTCGCGTCGTCACCAGCATGATGAACCGGTAACGAACACTCTCCGCGACGTAGCGGTTCATCCCCTTGGGGTCTTTTTCCCAGTCGAGTTTCATCGGTCATTCCTCCTGTTGAACGCTGCCTCAAGCTTATCTCTGCGGTATCCTCGCACCTTCTCACCGTTGCCCATCGCGAACGCATTGGGCTCCGGTTCCACGCCGTGCACGCGCATACGCACGTGCACCTCAGCGTCAGAGACACCGAGCGCAACGCCGATACGAACCGTGGACACACCCTGCAGCCCTTCGGACAGCTCAAGCGCGATCACGAGAGCATCCTTTTCGGCGACCGGCGAAAGCGTCTTAGCGCGACGCCAAGGCGAACGCGCCTCGATTGCCTTCACGTCCTCCTTGGTCATGTGCCAGACGCGGGTAGGGTCCGGCTTCCGGTCTTCGCCCTGCACACGGACGAGCGACCATCCGCCCTTGAGAAGTTCTTCCGCGTGCCATCCCTTAGCGGTGGCATCTTCCCCGAGCACGTTGCGCGCCTCGGTCGGGCTGGACACTGCCATGCACACCTGAGAAGTCAGCTGCGCAGAGATCGCGGAGTCGAGACCCTTGCCGTTCCCTGTCACCGTGGGTTTCTGCGTCGCCCACCACAGGATGATCTGAGCTGAACGTGCTCGACGCGCAAGGGACCGGAGTCCCTTAACGGCGTCTTCCGCCTCGGTCATCAGTTCCGCACCCTCATCAACGACGACGACAATGCGTGGGCGTTCCGCAGTGGGCTCCCACAGGTCGAGCCCTTCGGTACGCATGATCGCTTCACGCTCGCGCATCTCGGTAACCAGGTCGTCAACAACCGACAGGATGCCGTCTGCCTCGGACTCGACGCGCGCCACATGCGACCACAACGCGCCTTCCACCTTAAGGTCAAGAATGACCAGGGCAGTGTGCAGTAGCGAGAGCACTTCCGCCATGAGCACGCGAAGCGCGACAGACTTACCGGCTCCCGACATGCCCGCGACAATGAGCCTGTCAGTGACATCGATGTAGACGACTTCGCCCGTGTCGGCGTTGAGGCCGATGCCCTTGCGCTCCGGCGTCCAAGTGAGGTCAAGGTCCCGCACGCGGGTTCGGATGCGGATCAACGACCGGTCCGCAGTACCGCCCGGCTTGATCTCGGTGCGCACCTCATCAGGAATAGCGAGCAGTGCTCTCACCTGCTCGGCGTTCGTGTCGAGCTTCGAAGGCGTCCATGTCCCCGTGAACGTCACGGGAATGAGGATGCCGGACTCATCGATGATCGGAGAACCGGGGATCACGTCTGACAGTTTGCGGTCGTCCGCGTACTGGTCCCAGGTGTGAACCCGGTTGATGACCGCAGACTCTTGCACGGTGGGCTTGAGTCCCGTCTCGGTGCGCGTCTTGGAGAACAGACGCGCCTTCTCTTCGACAGGGGGCAGTGTGGTCACCGACTGCACGGCTTCCGGCTCACCGTCTTCGCGATGCGTCCACCCGAGCCAAGACAGATACCCGTACGCCGCAGGCCACGCGAGAAGCACGCCGGGGTTGCCCTCGATGAGCGCCCAGGGCGGGAGCGCGAGCGCAGCGACGGGAACGGCGACCGTGAGCGCGCATCGGAATGCGCGCTTCCCGAACGCGCGCGCGTTCACTTCCATGTCAGTGAGCGCGTGCGCGCGCACCGGGGGAACCGTGCGCGCTCCCTTGCGCTTCGAGGCGCGCGCGTGAGCGCGCATCGCCCGTTGGTACTGCGCGTCAAGTGCGCGCGCATCGCGATCACGGATGTGCGCCTCAATGCCTTCCGCGCGCGTCCATGCGCGCGCGTCTTCGGCGAGCGCACGCGCGCCCCGCAGGGTGTAACCCCACGAGGCGCGCGCCATGCGCGCTGGTGCGCGCTCTTCGTTCTCCGACATATCAGGCTCCCGTCAAGGACTTGAGCGCTTCGATAACCCCCAGGGCCATCCCTCCGAAGAACCCGTGTGCCATGTTCCCGATGATGCCCGAAGCGCCGTGGGCGACCACAGGGGCGACTAGAAGGGCTCCAACCGCCCAGGGGTTGTCCTTGGCATTCACGCCCAGGTCAACAGCGATGATGAACACCGCAGCGACGCAAGCCATGCTGAACATGAACGGCAACGACATGTCCGCGCCGAACATGTCCCCGATGCCCGTGAGGATGCTGCCAAGCCACCCGCACCAGGTCTCCGACCAGGTGGAGGCGTACAGCACGAACGAACCCGCGAGAGCGAGCACCAACGCGAAGATGGCACCGACTTTGTTCCCGTTGGCCTTCTCGTTGATGATCCACGCGACGGCGAACAGCACTAGGGCAATGAACCCCGCAGCGCCGTTCCCCAAGGTGGTTTCGATAGCGACTACATCAGTCATGGTCTTTGATCCTTTCGTCAAGGTCTTAGGTCTGAATTAATTATACACCGGCCCGGCACGGCACACCAGCCGGGTTGTTCCCGTGGTCGCGGTGACCTGCGGAAACACTGCGTGAGCAGTGCTCTCGGCACACCGTTCCAGTGTGCCAAATCAGTGTTTCCGCAGGTCAACCGTGGTTTAGTGGTGTGCCGGTGCGTGTGCCGCTGGCACGGCTCCGGCACACCTTCCCCGGGGTGTGCCGGTCGCTGTGCCGCTAGTAGCCGAGTGCCTTGCGGACCGGAGTGATCCACCGGGCGCAGTGTCCGGGGGACCGCTGCGCAGCCGTAGCAACCTCATTGCGGTTGGGAAGCTTGCCGTTCGTCTGCGCGAACGTCCGCATCCACTCTTTGATCTGCTCGGGAGCATCGCTGTAAGCGGTGATCGCGTCGATGAGGTCGGAAACGCCGTGCGCGCTCACTGCAGGCGCAGGCGCGCGCACCTCTTCGACATGCGCGCTCTCTTCAATGAGCGCGCGCGCGTCGTCGGGAACATGCGCGCTCACTTCGAGTGCGCGCGCGGGAGGCGCGCTCACCGGGCGCACTGCGCGCGCGTTGTTCGTGCGCGCGCTCATCGATGCGCGCTCATTCCAGGGGTTCATATGCGCGACCGCTTCGGGAGCGAGCGCGCGCGCACCGACGTAGCGCGCGGCGATGCGCGTCTGAATGCGCGCGCGCACTTCCGGCGTAAGGATGCCGAGCGCATCAGCGCGCGCCCACGCGCGGTCGAATGCGCGCGCGCAGAAACGACGCGTGATCTTGGGTCCAGCGTTGGCGGCGTACGCGGTGTTGACGATGAGCGTAATCAACCGCTCGGTCATGACCGTGGTCGCGTCCTGCGAGGTAGCCTTACCGCGCTTCAAACGCCACCAGGTGACCAGTGCGGACGGCTTATGAGGGCGTCCGAAGGTGATGACCACGTGCCACGCAACAGCCGCGAGAAGCGGCCACAGCGCGAAGATGGGGCTATCCCCGCCCCACCATGCGATGACGCCCATGAGTGACGCCATGGTCCACACGCCAGCTTCGTACCGGTTGAACCCTTCGCCCCTGGTCATGTGCCGAAGCGACAGCGCGCCCAGGATAGCAAGCCAAGCCTCGAACACGATCACAGCGGAGATCGCCGCGTCGAGCGAGGTCAAGCCGATGTGCTGAATGGCGGCGATCGTGGCGTGCGCGCTCAGGTTCGTTGCGGCGAGCGCGACCAGTGCGACTGCGCTCATGAGCGTGATGCGCAGGCGCGCGTCTGCGCGCGCACCTGATGCGCGCGCGTCGGCCTTGCGCTGCGCGCGCGCTTCCATGTCGGGGCGCTTGATCTCGCCCCAGATGCGCGCGCGCTCACGTGCGCGTGCGCGCGCACCCTGGGAGGTTCGCCATAGAATGAGCGCGAGCATGAGCGCGCCGAGCGCGCACGCGCTCATGAGCGTTCCTGTCGGTGTGGTAGTGAAATCTTCCATCATGAGTCCTTAATCTTGGGGGAGCTTCCACCATAGCACGAAAGAAAGCGGGCCCTCAAGAGAGGACCCGCTTTCCCGGCGTCGCTGGTCTAGACAGCTAGCCTGTGCGCCTTGGTGGGATTGGAGCCAACCACCTTTGACGGCGCGTTGTGAAGTTAGTTGCCTTCCCCGTCCGACGTTTCCAGGTCGATGTCCGGGACGATCGCCTCGGGCCGGAAGATCACCCGGTAGTGGTACGCGTCAACGTCCACCGATTCGAGCTGTTCCACGAAGTACGACACATTGTCGGACAGCCCCAAGAAGTGCTTCTTGTAAGCGTCGTCGCCGACCTTGCAAGTGACTTCGAGCTGGTCACCCTCATCAACGACCGAGCATAGACCTTCGATGCTCAGGAGGTACGTGTCCGTGATGCCGTTGAAGAACACGACTCGCCGGTTGACCTCGAAGTTGTCCGCAGCCGTTGACAGGTTCTCTGACACGGTGTCGGCCTCATCGGAACACCCGGTAAGCACCGTCGCAGCGGCAGCCGCAACGAGGAGAACCGTGGTTACGTTTCGCTTGATCTGCATCATGCTTCTTTCTGTCGTTGGTGGGGCCGGGTCACTACTCCCGGCCCCGTGTTTACGCTGAACGAACCAGCTAGTGACCCGAGACTATCTCGGGTGTACCGACTGCGGTGTTCGTTCGTGGAGTATCCGGGAATCGAACCCAGGTCTACGGGCCTAAAGCCCGTCGCATTGTCCATTCATGCTGACACCCCTAACACCGATTCAGTCAATTGATGGCAGTCTCTCGACTCTCATCGGTGCGACCCCTGCCAGGGTCTTGCAACCAAAACAGGTATGAGCTGTTCCGCTACCGTGCCCCTCCCCAGAGTCGAACTGGGAACCTTCTGATCCTAAATCAGACGCCTCTGCCAGTTGGGCTAGAGGGGCGTATGCCGGACCGAAGTCCGGACTTGATACTACCAACTACTTGGGGTTCGGGAGCGTGTGACCGTTGTCCCAGTCGGGGTCATCCCAGTCGCCCGAATCGCTCATAAGGTTGCCTTCCGTCGTGTGCCATTGTGCTTACTTATCGCTAAGCGAGAGGACAACCGCAGTCGTTCCCCTTGCCGCTTCGACGACGGTCGTCATGTTCCAGCGCGTCACCGCACGGATACAGGCTTTTCACGATCAGACCGACAGACACAAAGATGACGATGAGTGCTCCGATGAGGTACCACATGGTTGCGTCCTTTTGTC